GGGAATCGCAATAGTGAAAATGAAAAGCTCACTGAACTTGAGACATCTTTGGTAAATGCCCAGACGGAGTTCATAAAGAAAAAAGAATCCCTTCAATATTATGAGTATATGGCTGGTATTCTTAAAGATGGTGGAGTTAAGACAAGAATTATTCGTAAATACTTGCCGATTATCAATCAGCTAATCAATAAGTATCTTAATACGATGGATATGTTCATCAACTTTACGTTTGATGAAGAATTTAAAGAAACAATTAATTCACCATTGCACGATAACTTTAGTTATAGCTCATTCTCAGAAGGACAAAAACAAAGAATCAATCTTAGCATTCTTTGGACATTTAGAGAATTAGTAAAACTTAAAAATTCAACAAACTGCAATATTCTTATCTTTGATGAAATTCTTGATAGCTCTCTTGACGAATCTGGAATTGAAGAGTTTATTAGGATCATCAATCATGTGTTCACTGATACCAATACCTTTATTATCTCTCATAGAGAAGGTGTAACTGAAAAGTTTGAACATATTATAGAATTTGAGAAGCGCGGGAACTTCAGCCACATGGCCCGTGCCACTTGACAAACTGGCACATATAAGCACCGCTAATGCGTTTCCTGTGATACATTAAGATTCCTGGAGGTAAAACCATGACAGACGACAAACAACACTTTTGGAAATACAATGAGGGAGAAATCCTCAAGCAAGTAGAAGACTATCTCGTTGGCACATATAATGCTCACTATGTTGGTGAGAACGGGGTTCAGGCAATAGACCTCATTTCAGCAATCGGCGATGGGATTCCATTTTCACGATCTAGCATCATCAAGTATGCAAGCCGCTATGGCAAGAAAAATGGACTCTCAAAATCTGATTGCCTAAAGATCATTCATTTAGGTATCTTTCTTTATCATTTTTCAAATCACGACAAACCTATAGCTGAACCTTATGAAACTTTCTCTTGAAACTATTGAGATCCTAAAGAACTTCTCAAACATTAATAATGCAATCATTATTTCGCCAGGTAACGTCATCAAGACGATTAACCCTGAGCGAAACGTATTCGCAAAGGCGACGGTTCAAGAGACATTCCCCACGGATATTCCGATTTATGAACTGCGGCAGTTTCTAAATATCTTCTCGCTTCACCGTGATGCCGAAGTTGATTTTACAAATGAGCATTATATTCTGGTTACACAAGGCCACACCAAAATGAAGTTCTATTATGCAGATCTTTTCTCACTGACCCGAAACCTGAATATTCCAACACAAGATTATTCTTTCAACAATGTTGTATTGAGTATTGAACTTGATTCAACTCTTATTGAACGAGTCAGAAAAGCGGCCAACATGTATAACCTCACTGATCTATCAATTGCGAGTTCTGAAGGCAGGATTGGGTTATTTGTTCATAATAAGGAAGAGGAAACGTCCAAGTCTTATAGTATTGAACTAGGAGAAACTGATGACGAATTTACTCTTAACTTTGTTGAAAAGAACATTATGATTTTGCCGGGTTCTTATCGTGTAGATATTGCACGTTTTCCTGGTGGTCAGCTTGCCTCAAAGTTCACCAATATGAACCAGAACCTAGAATATGTTATTGCCCTAGAGCCTGATAGTTCATTTAGTTAAACCACTCAACCCACCTTTACTATGCAAAATGATTTCCTTTGGGTTGAACGCTATCGCCCACAAACTGTTGAAGAATGTATTTTACCAGATAGCATAAAATCTTACTTTATTGAGATTAGAGATTCTGGTAATGTTCCTAACCTACTACTATCCGGTCCATCTGGTACTGGAAAGACCTCTGTAACTTTAGCTCTTGCCAATGAACTTGGTAGAGATTTTCTAAAGATTAATGGAAGTGAGGAAAGGAGCATTGACGTTATTCGCAACAAGGTTAGATCCTATGCCTCTACAATTTCCCTATCATCAACCGGGAAAAAGTTCTTATTGATTGATGAGGCCGACAATCTAACCCATGATGCACAACTAGCACTACGGGCATTTATTGAGGATTTTCAGACCAACTGTGTTTTTATTTTTACATGTAACTATAAGAACCGAATTGATAAGGCACTCTGTTCTAGATGCACTAATAAGGATTTTGTTTTTCCTGCAAATGAAAAGCAAAAGATCCTTGCAAGATTCTTTAAGAGTGTCTGCACAATTTTAGAGACTGAAAATATTCAGTTTGATCAAAAAGTGATTGCTGCTCATGTTGGTAAATATTATCCCGATTTTAGGAGATCACTTTCCGAATTGCAGGGATATTGCAGAAGTGGGATTATTGATGTTGGTGTCTTGGCCGCAACATCTGATGTATCTGTTGTTGAACTCTTTCAACATATTAAACAGAAAAACTACTCAGATGTACGCAAATGGGTCATTCAGAACATTGATAATGATCCGTCCATAACAATCAGAAAAATCTTTGATGAGTTATGGAAGAATGAAGAAATCGTTAAGACAACGATTCCTCCGTGTATTGTGATTTTGGCAAGGTATCAAGATTTAGCAACAAGAGTTGCAGATCAAGAAATCAACATGATGTCATGTATTACTGAAATCATGTACGAATTAGAATTTGTTAATTGAAAAACTTTTTGTTACTTTAAAATGGAGCTAATTATGAACAGAAATCAAACCGAAGATCTGGCTACACTTGCAACAGTCTTTTTCAATAGCCTTACGGAAGATTCAACGTGGCAGAACCCATTTTCATATGAATATTGGAAACCTGACATTGTTATGGGCATTCTTGGTGAGGAAGCATCTGGTGAATATAGTGAATTACATAAAGATTCCTTTACCGAAGAACAGAGGGCATATGCCTATACGCTATACAAGTCACTGCCTGAATACCTGAGGGCCACATATGCACAATGATATTCCCCCATGGGGTGATGATGGTGGAGATCCATGGAAGGAAGTTGATCTTTTTGAAGAATGGATTGACGGAAAGGGTCTTAAATACATTGATGCCTCTAGTTCAGCTGTCCTAGTTGAACTCTTTAGAATTTGTCACGAGTGTTTCTATTTCGGTAAGAATGATGAAACACTAGACCCGAACGATGATCTTTCAGAACTTCCAGATGAGATTGAATAATGACTGCCCCGGACTTAGGAAATTGGTTAAACTCAATAAACCATACTAAAGAAAACCTAATTGGGGAAACACCTGAAAATATCTCCTCTTATAATCCGTACATTATCAATAAGTGTGTTTCGGGTCATTTAGATACAATCTTGTTTGCTAACGAGCTGAACCAATATCCTTACATTCCAAAGGAAATGCAGTATGCCTTTTATCTGTATTCCTTAAGGAAGAAAAAACGGTATTCACCATGGGTTAAAAAGCACAATGCTGAAAACCTTTCATTTGTAAAAGAATACTATGGTTACAGCGACAAAAAAGCATTAGAGGCCCTGCGCCTTCTAAATAGAGAGGAGATAAATTTTATCAAACAAAGATTGAATAAAGGTGGATTGAAAAAATGAGTGAATTGAATAAAGATGGATTTCTAGACTGGAATCCTACAATGATGATTGAAGTTACACTTGATGAACCAGATACATTTCTTGTCGTAAAAGAGACCCTACAACGGGTTGGTATTTCAAGCAAGCACGAAAAGAAATTGTATCAAAGTGCCCATATTCTTCATAAATCTGGGAAGTATTATATTGTTTCTTATAAAGAGCTTTTTGCCCTTGATGGGAAATACTGCACTTTAACTGTTTCAGACATTCAAAGGCGCAATCGTATTGCAAAACTACTGAGTGATTGGGGTTTGGTTAATATTGTCAAACCCGAACAAATTCAAGACATGGCGCCGCTGAGTCTTATTAAAGTGCTTTCATATAAAGATCGCCAAGAATATGAGCTAGTTTCTAAGTACACTATTGGTGGTAAGCGGAAACCACAGCCGGTAACCGAATAAGAGGTTCGGCAACCCACACTTGCGAAAACGGATGATTCTCTGCTAAATATGGTCATGCAGGATGCCTGATGGGTCCTGTAATTCCAACAACTCGCTTAAAAAGGAGAATCATCCATGTTTTCAGTACGCTACCAGACAACCGATCTTTCTCGGCTCATGTCCGATCTGAATAAGTATTCCCTGGGTCATAGTACCCTTTTTGAAAGGCTTGATGCACTTTCGGGAACCTATTCAAATTATCCCCCGGTTAATATTATTGAACAATCCGAGACTAGCCTTCGTGTTGAGCTTGCTCTTGCAGGTTTCAATCGCCCTGAACTAAAGGTCTATACCGAAAGTGGTAGACTTGTAGTTGAAGGGAAGAGAGAAAATAAATCCACAGAGAAGTTCATTGAACGCTCTGTTGCCTATCGTAATTTCCGTTGGGAGAGAATTCTACCCGAACAGTGGAAAGTTGATTCTGTGGCATTTGAGAATGGCCTTCTCACTATTGTCTTGAATCGCTATGTGCCAGAACACGAGAAAAGGAAAGACTACCTGATCTAAATACATCGGGCTGCTCCCTTACTATCGTCGCCAAACGGGCGGGGTTCTGGCAAATATCAGAATAACCCCGCCCTCTTTTTATGGAGAATAATAATGCCCGAAGCTGCAGCAGCACCTGAAGTTAATAAATCAAGAAAGAAAATTGCCATTCCTAAAAGAAAAAGTAACGTTCCTTGTTGGATTGTAGTATTTCCTCCAATGGTTCTAATTACTCAAATTGAACAGATTGAGTCTAATGGAGATGAGCCAAATTGTAAGTTGATTGAACCTTATCTGATCACAGATGTAAACACTTGTTCAATGGAACCATATCTCCTTGAATATTGCACTAATGGCCATGAGTTTTTCATTCATTCAGATAAAATTTGGACTCTAATGACACCAAGTCAGGACCTACAAGAAGAATATCAAAAAATGGTTGGCGGATGAGATTTTATACAAACGTAAAACAGATTGGTAACTTTATTTTTGTCAGGGGATATGAAAATGGTGTAACTTTTAAAGATAGAATTGAATATAGACCAACTCTTTTTATTAAGAGTCTTCAACAGTCTAAGTATAAGACCCTACAAGGAGACTATCTACAGCCTGTTAATCCCGGCACAATTAGGGAAACTAGGAACTTTATTGAAAAGTACAAAGATGTAGATAACTTCTCAGTCTATGGGGACATTTCTCCAGTAAATCAATACATTTCTGATAATTATCCAGAAGAGAATATTGAGTTTGATATTAACAAAATCAAAATTTATATAATTGACATTGAGACTACATCAACGTATGGTTTCCCCAATGTTGAACAAGTAAGAGAAGAAGTTCTACTAATAACAATTCAAGACTTTACTACGAAAAAGACTTATACATGGGGTAGCAGACCCTTTTCCGAACAAGTAGAGAACAATGTCTACTATGAGTGTAAAAATGAAGTAGATCTACTAGAACAGTTTATTAAGTTTTGGGAATCGGATTATCCAGATATTGTTTCTGGTTTTAACTGTGAATTGTTTGACATTCCATATCTATTGCGCAGAATTGCTGTTACCCTTTCAGAAGCTGATGCAAAACGACTATCAGTATGGAAATACATTAAAGAGCGAAAGGTACAGATTGAAAACTCCAATAGAGAGGAATATGTTTACGATATTTCTGGGGTTTCTTGTCTTGACTTTCTTGCACTGTTTAAAAAGTTCAGTGGAATCAAATTAGAGAATAATAGACTAGAAACAGTAGCTCAAGAAATCTTGGGTGAGACGAAACTAGATCACTCTCAATATGAAACGTTCTCGGATTTTTATACGAACGACTTTGATAAATTTACACGTTACAATATCAAGGACTGTGAACTTGTAAGTAGACTGGAAGAGCACTTGGGTCTTATTGGTCTAGCACTGGCGATGGCCTTTGATACAAGGGTGAA